GGCAGGCGAAAGCGTGTACAGCGGTCGCACTCCCCAACAGCGAGCTGAAGAATATCGCGCTGAGGATATCAAGGAATTGACTGATATGTGCACCCGCACTGAGGAATATATGGCTGCAAAGCTGTTGATTGATGGCAGCTACACCATTAACGGTTATGCTGATGATGGTAAAACCCAAAAGATTGACACTATTTCCTTTAACTTTACTCAAAAGCAAACCTTGTCCGGTACCGATACCTGGGATAAGGATACCTCTGATGCTTACGGCAACCTGCAGGAGGCTTCCAAAACCATTCGCCGCAATGCTGGCCTGACTCCGACTATCATGATGTGCTCTGAGGCTACCAGCAACCTGCTGTTGAACAATAAAAGCATTTATGACAAGCTGCTGATTCCGTCTCGAGATAATGCGGCGCTGATGTCCTTCGCACCTAAGATTCAAAGCCCTGAGGTTATGCGCTTCGGTATGCTGGGCGCTTTAGGTCTGGAAATGTACACCTACGAGGGTGGTTATATCAACAACGAAGGTGTATTTACTCCGTACCTGCCTGATGATTACGTTATTATCGGCGTTGCTGGTCGTGGCAAGCGCTTGTATGGCGCCGTTACCCAGATGGAGGAAGATAAGCAGTTCCACACCTATGAAGGCCGCTATGTGCCTAAGGTTACCATGAACATCGAGAATGACTACTGCTCTATTGCTATGCAGAGCCGTTGCCTTGTTGTTCCTGAATCCGTAGATGACTGGTATGTTATCAAGGTTAAATAAGGAGGCAGCTTATGTATATCCTCGTTAAGAAATTCTCTCTACGTCATAATAACGTAGTTTATGCAGCGGGCAGTGTTGTCGAGCTGCCAGACGACGTTGCTAAAAAACTGTATGATGATGCTCCGGAAGAGTTTGAAATCATTGGCGAGCCTGAGGCAGAAACCACTATTCCGGAAGATGTTGAAATCATTAGCAAAACCGAGGCTGAAGAGCCTGCTTCTGGCAAAAAGAGTAAAAAGCAGCCTGCTTCTAAATCTATCTCTAAAGAGCCTGCTGGCGATGATGAAGAAGTGCTGCCGGCGGTTGATGAAGCCGCTACCGTACAATGAAAGCGCTGAGCTTTAAAGAGCAGATAGCCGTAGATAATGCGGCTGTCTTTCTCAATGATATGGAGTTTGCGGAGCTGCATGATCTGAACGGTACGGAGTGCAAGGCGATTGTGCAGGATATCTCAGTGGCGCAGTCGCTTTCTATCCAAGCCGGTAAGGATGACTATTATCCCGGTGTTTATGGCAGTCAGCTGCAGGTTAACTGTCTGAAGGCTGATTTACCGGAGGTGCCGGTGTATGGCATGCGTTTTTACCTGGACGAAAAAATGTATGAGGTTGAAAGTGTGAGCGATGATATGGGACTTTTAACCATTCAGTTGGTGGCGAATGACCGATGATTAGTATTGATGCTAAAAACATGGAATATGCACAGCAGCTGTTGGGCGGTGCTCCGAAGGAGATAAAAAGAGCCATAAAAAGCTCAATCAATAAATCTACCAAACAAATCAAGACGAAAGTTGCGAGGTTGGTAAGAGAACGATATGTTATTTCTAGCGCTGTTGTGAAGAAAAAAGTGGAAATACGCAAGGCAACGCTTTCTCGGCTTACTGGTGTTGTTATGAGTACGGGCAGACCGGCAACTTTGACTCGGTTTGATGTACGGAAAAGCAAAAAAGGTCCAATTCGTGTCAGGGTATTACGTAGCAGTAATCCGAAGCCTATAAAAGGTTTGTTTTTGCAGGCTACACGAGCTGGGAATGGACCTTTTCCGTTCAAAAGGCTTGGTAAGAGCAGATACCCGTTAACCGTACTACATGGTCCATCTATACCATCAATGATGGGAAATGAAAATACTATCAACAGGCTAACACCTTTTGCGGAAAATGTTCTGAATCAACATTTTTTACGTGAAGTAAACAATCGTTTTTCAAAAATGAAGTAAGGAGCATTTTATGACCACAGTTGAACTAATGGATAACCTGGCTGATTTTCTGCGCCCTGCAGTTACCGACTACAGCACGCAGCAGCCCTCTGGCCAGCGTGAGATTAAAGTGTATGCAGGCTTTCCGCCGGCACGCATGAATGCTGATGAACAGGCGTCGTTTATCTATGCTCTTGTTACTGGGGCGCAGGATACTGCGGACGGCGATATGAGCACCGCAACGGTAGAATTTGGCTTCGGCATCTATGACAACAGCGATGCGGATGACTGGCGCAGTCTCTATAATCTTATGGAGCACGTGCGCCAGCATCTTCTGAAGCATCGTCTGGTAGCGCATAGGCACCGCCTGCAGCTACCGTTGAAGCTGGAAGTTCCGGAAGCACAGCCCGCGCCACAGTGGCAAGGTAAAATTACGGCAACTTATACTATCGGTCAACCATATGAGGAGGACATTTATTATGGCTATTAAAAATCAAAAATCAGCAAGCGAAAAGCTGATTTATGTAGGCCCGAACCTGAGCCGTGGCAGATTACTGCAATATCAGGTTTTTATTGGCGGTTTGCCGACGCATCTTGATGAAGAGTTTGCGGCAATGCCTGCGCTGAAGCGCTTATTTGTGCCTGTGGCAGAGCTGAATGCGGCGATGGCGCAGACCGAACAGCCCGGCACGCCGCTCTACAAATACTACAAAGAAGCATTGGAGGTGTAAGCAATGGCCTATAAACATGGTGTCTATACACAGGAAGTGCCTACCAGTATTGTACCGGCGGTAAATACCACCGCGGGCCTGCCTGTGGTCTTTGGTACCGCCCCGGTACATCTGGCCACCGACCGCGCTGCTACTAATAAGCCGGTCCTGTGCTACAGCTATGCTGAGGCGGTAGCGCAGTTTGGCTTTAGCAAGGACTTTGCAAAATATACTCTGTGCGAGGTTATTTACAGCCAGTTTGCACTGTATAATCGCGCACCGGTTGTTTTTGTGAACGTACTGGATCCTAAGACACATAAAAAGACTGTGTCCGACAAGGAAGTGACGCTGACTGATAAGGTTGGCAAGCTTGAGGCAGCGGTGCTGCTGGAAACCTTGAAGGTAAAAAAGGCCAGTGCTGGTCAGCCGTTGAGCGCTGGTACTGATTATGAAGCAGCCTATGATGATGACGGCGTTCTGGTTATTACGGCGCTGGAGGGCGGCGAAGCAGAGAGCGCCGCGTCCCTGTTCCTTGATTATGATGAGCTGGATGCATCTATGGTAGATGCTGATGATATCATCGGCGGCGTAAGCGTGAGCGATGGCAGCGTAAAAGGTTTGGAGGTACTTAATAAAGTATTCCCCGCGGTAAACCTCGTTCCCGGCATCGTGCTTGCTCCGGGATGGAGTGAAAATCCGACCGTAACTGCTGTGATGAAAGCTAAAGCTGGCAATATCAACAGCCATTTCAAGGCGATTACTCTCAATGACGTACCGACTGACGCAGTAAAAAAATATACTGATGTCAAGGCATGGATGAACCAGAACAGCTACAACGATCCTTCTCAAGTAGTCTGCTGGCCGTTGGTAAAGCTTGGCGATACTGTTTATCATATGTCCACGCATGTGCTTGGCGTTATGGCGCAGGTTGACAGCGCTAACGACGATATCCCCTATGAATCCCCGTCCAACAAAAGCATGCAGATTAACGGCTGCTGCCTGAAGGATGGCACTGAGGTGCAGCTGGGGCCGGATGAGGGCGAATACCTGAACGGTCAGGGCGTAGTCACTGCCTTGAATTTCATTGGCGGCTGGAAATGCTGGGGCAACCGAACTGCCTGCTATCCTTCTAACACTGATCCGAAGGATGCTTTCATCTGCATCCGCAGGATGTTTAACTGGCATGCGCAGACCTTCATTCAAACTTATTGGGCGAAGGTGGATAAGCCGATTAATAAACGTCTTATTCAGACTATCGTTGACAGCGAAAATATGCGCTTAAATGGTTTGACCGGACAAGGCGTTATTCTGGGCGGCCGCATTGAGTTCCGCGAGGATGAAAATCCAACGACTAATCTCATGGACGGCATCATTAAATTCCACACCTACCTTACGCCGCCTGCTCCGGCGCGTGAAATCGAAAACGTGCTTGAATATGATCCAGCGTATTTTGAAACGCTGTTTGGTTAAGCAGGAGGTGAGATAGATGGCAAATGTACCTGAGAAACTGATTAACTTTAAAGTTTACCAAGATGGTAACGATTTGGTGGGTATTGCTGACGTGCAGCTTCCATCTTTAGATGCTATGACCGAAACCGTTAAAGGTGCAGGTATTGCAGGCGAGTTTGACAGCCCGGTGCTGGGGCACTTCGGCAGCATGGAAACAGTGCTGAACTGGCGCACGCTGGAGAAGCGTAACATTATGCTGGCAATGCAGACCGGCGTAAATCTCGACCTGCGTGGGGCGCAGCAGATTTATGACAGTGCTAGCGGCAAGTATAAGGTTGGCAACGTAAAATGCGTTGTGCGCGGTGTACCGAAGAAAACGGAGCTGGGCAAGCTGGATGTTGGCGCGACTACTGGTACTGCGAACACCATTGAAACAGCTTACATAAAAGTTACCATTGATGGCGAAACTGTTCTGGAGCTGGATAAGTTCAACTACATCTGCAACATTGGTGGCGTTGATTATATGGCTGATGTTCGCGAAGCCTTAGGCATGGTATAAAAAAAGCCTCCGGCTGCACGCTGGGGGCTAAATTATAAAAGTTTGGAGGAATGAAAGATGCAAGTAGTTCAATTAAATAATCCTATTATGGTTAATGGCGAAGAAGTTAAGGAAGTTAAATTAGATTTTGAAGCTATCCGCGGTAAAGATTTAATTGCAGCAGAAAAGGAAGTGCGCAAAATGGGCGACACAACTCCGTCTGTGTTTCTGTCCATGGATTTTCAGGCGTTGGTAGCGGCTAAACTGATCGGCGTACCTGTAGAGGATGTTTTGGACATGCCTTCGGCTGATTTTAAGAATTTGGTACTGCCTGTGGCAAATTTTTTGCTGGGCTAGGAGTTGAAAACTCTAAGCCCATAAAAGAGTTAGCTGTAAGCTTGGCAATGGCAACATTTACGTCTGTCGAATTTTATTTAAACCTAGGCTTACTTGAAGCGTTGGAAATTGCGAAAATAGTAAATAAAAAGTCCGCTCAGGCGTGAGCGGACAAAAAAGCAGTTCTAATATCAATCATGGCAATCACCATTCTGTTTATCAACTCTGCGATAATATGTAGATGTTGTGCCATCTGGGTTGACTCGGGTGAATTTTTTTAATTTAGGAATGCTTTTCTTGTAATTAATATGCATTTCTATCATTGCATGTATTGCAACGACAATCATAAATAATATTCCTAATACCATACCGAAGAAATAAATCATAAAAATCACCTCTAAATATATTATATACTTCTTACGAAAGGGGTTCAAGGCTGATGAAAGAATTTACATTTGGCTTTAAATTAGCCGCAGTATTGAGCAACAGTTTTTCTACATCGTTTCAGCAGGCTCAAAGAAATATATCTAATACAAAACAAGAATTAAAGAATTATCAAGCAGCTTGGAAGGGTGTATACAAAGCTCAAAAACAAGGTATACTTTCAGCAGAATCGGCTGCCAATGCATATGAAAGATTATTGGGCAAGTTTCAAAAACTTCCAGCATTACAAGAAAAATATGCTAAGTTGGCAACCAGTTCCATTCAATCTTGGGCACATTTTGATTTAGCTAAAATATGGATAAATTCGTTAGTTCAAATATCAGATAAAGCAATAGCCTTTGAAAGTTCTATGGCTGACGTAAAAAAGGTTGTTGATTTTAAAACTCCGCAACAGTTCAAACAAATGAGTAAAGATGTGTTGGAACTATCAACAAGAATTCCAATGGCTGTTGATGGACTTGCTAATATAGTTGCAGCTGGTGGACAGGCAGGAATAGCTCGAGAAGACTTATTAAAGTTTGCTGAAGCTGCTGCTAAAATGGGCGTAGCCTTTGATATTACTGCTGAGCAGGCCGGTGATATGATGGCCAAATGGCGTACAGCTTTTAAAATGAATCAGGACGAGGTTATTACTCTGGCTGATAAGATTAACTATTTAGGTAATACGACAGCTGCGTCTGCTCCATTAATATCTGATGTAGTTACTCGTATTGGTCCATTAGGAAGTATTGGTGGTGTAGCATCAAGCGAAATAGCTGCTTTAGGTGCAAGTATGGTTGGCTCAGGTATCCAAAGCGAGGTTGCTGCAACTGGTATTAAGAATTTGATTTTAGCTATGGTTAGTGGAGAAAGCGCTACCAAGTCGCAAGCTGAAGCTTTTGCACAAATTGGATTAAATGCTACTGATATGGCCTCCGCTATGCAAAATGATGCTAAAGGGGCAATATTAACTGTATTAAAGGCTATTGAGCAATTAGCACCAGAAAAAAGAACGGCAGTAATGGCTGACCTGTTTGGTAAGGAAAGTCTTAGTGCAATTGGACCTTTGCTTTCAAACCTTAGTGGGCTAGAGTCTAATTTTGCTAAAGTAGGCGACAGTTCAAAGTATGCTGATAGTATGGAACAAGAGTTTTCTGCAAGAAGCCAAACTACTGCAAATAGTATGCAACTTATGAAAAATCGTATAGATAAAGCGCAAATCCAAATGACGTCAGGTTTATTACCGGTGATAGCTATGGGAAGTGAATATTTAGGTAAATTTGCGACAACTATAGGAGATGTTACTGAAAAATATCCTGGATTAACAGGAGGGGTTATAGCTTTAGGCTTAGGATTGGGTGGAATGTACATTACAGTTAGCCTTGCTACTGCTGCTTTTAATACGGCTAAAGCTGCTATTGCTGGGTATGAACTAATTACTAAATCAGCGAAAAATTCTACTATTCTTTATAATATACATGCAAAAGCTATGGCGTTTTCTACCAAGTTGGCTGCTGGTGCTCAATGGCTTTTGAATGCATCTCTATGGGGTTGTCCAATTCTAGTAATAGCTGGAGCTTTTGCAGCGGCAGGATATATTATTTACAAAGATTGGGATACAATCAAACAGTTTTTTGTCAACCTTTGGGACAGTCCGACAGCTAGAACGATTATGTTTATTACAGGTCCAATCGGCTGGGCGATTGCTGCTGGAACTGCGCTTATTGCCAACTGGGACATCGTCAAGCAGTGGTTTATAACATTGTGGGACAATCCTTCTTTAGCAATACAGCAGTTTGTTGATGGTATAAAAGACAAATTTTCTGATGCATTCTCTTGGGTACAGGAAAAATGGCAGGCCATC